TCGGAGTCCAAGTCCCCTCCTCGTAGTCATCAAGGGCGTTGGCTGCTGCGGTGTCTGAATTAAAACAAAGTCCGTTCTTGGTGAAGGATGCTGCTACAAAGTCAGTTTCGTTTGCGTTGTCGCTTAATTTGATGCTCAACTTTGCAGCACGAGAATTGGCGTTTGCAGTATCTTTTGCAACACACAAAGCGGCAGCACCTAAAAATGAAACTCCCGAATTGAAAGGGCGGGCTAAAGTCAGAATTTCAACAGGAGTTCCTGAAACATTTTGTGCCGCTCCGTAAATAATTGATTTACCCGTTAAAGAGTTTACGTCAGTGTCTTGCCCAACTTGCAAAGAAACGGCAGGCGTACTCGTGCCGATGCCCACGTTAGCTGCGTTGGTGATAGTTAGTATTTCAGTATTAGCACCCGAATCAGTTCCAATTACAAAATTATTACTTGACCCCTGTGATGGATTACCAATATACCAAGTTAATATCCCTGTTTTTAATAAAGTAATTCTTGGTAATATCGCTTGTTTTAATTCTAATAAGCTTGATGGTGCAGTAGTACCAATTCCTACGTTGCCCGATGCGTCAATGCGAATACGCTCGGTTGCATTAGTAGCAATTTGAATATACGAGTTTTCTGCTTGCCATAGAAACGCTTGACTCTCAACACCAATACCAACCTCAAAACCATTATTACCCGAAGCCGTAGATGTTAATCGTAAAACACCTTCAGTTCCGTTAACGTGCAAGGGTCTTTGAGGAGCATCCGTACCGATACCTACGAGGCCTGCGGAGGTGATGCGCATACGCTCGGTATACGATGATGGAATTCCACTATCTGTATTAAAGTTACCCGCACCGCTTTCAAAAACCAAAGCCCCCGAAGATGCTGCGTTGACATAGCTTCTGAAAAAAGTTGTTGCAGCAGTAGCTGACGAATTGTAAGCAGCTTGCGTTATATAACCGCTATTATTTCCGTTAGATGCTATTCTAAATTGTCTTGGAGTAGCATCATAATTTGCGCTTGCCCAATCTAAACCTAAAAACGAATCTCCACCATAAACGTGCAACTTTGAAGCAGGCGTAGCCGTTCCGATGCCTACGTTGCCTGCGGAGCTGATGCGCATCTTCTCCGAAAAACTTACTCCATTAGCACGATTCAAAAATGAAAGTGCAGTTGCGTAGTTGCCTAAAGTAGCGTTTTCTTTTACCGCCTGAACACAAGCTCCATCAACATATTGAGCAGTGTCGTATTGATAGCCAAGCATCAATCCTGCACCAACACTTGCGGCAGGTGAACTCGTATCAAAAGTTCGGATTGTAGCACGAGCAGGTGAACTTTCTAAAGGCACACCATTGATTTGAATAGGGGCGTTTGGCGAACTCGTGCCGATGCCTACGTTGCCTGAACCTAAAATTGTTAAAGCCTCAACAGGAGTTCCTGCGGTCTTCGTTCTGAAATATATATTGCCACTATTGTTGTTGTACAAGTTGTCAATATATAGGTACCCTGCATTGTCATCGTAAGCAATGCTTCCACGATAAGTACTCGTTTGACCTATCAAAATTTGACCACTTGATGCTGAAGCAGTACCGATACTTGAGCCACCACGAACAACCAAGCCTGCGGTTGAAGTTAACGCACTAACAACATCTAATTTAGCAGAAGGCGAACTTGTGCCGATGCCTACGAGGCCTGCGGAGGTGATTCGCATTCGCTCGGCACTACCTGCTTCAAAAGCAATGTCAGCATTATCTGCAAGAGTAATTGAATTGCTGAAAGCATCATCACCAATAGAAAGTCCTGCACTACCGCCACGAACATACAAGAAGTTGTTAGTGGCAAAATGACAAAGGCTTGCCGCATCAGTAATCAAAGTAGCAGAGGTATTGACCTTCACACCACGACTTGACAAAGCAAGAGCCGAGTCATTACCCAAGCCATCGGTCAAGGTTTTGAGGCTTGTTCCAATCGGCCCGTTATCCGTAATTTTGATCAGCGCATCATACGTGTCCCTGATCTCTAATCCTGTTAGTGGTGTTCCCATTTCTTATTTTTTACAAATTCCAAATATCAGTAGAGGTGCTCCAGATCTGACGGCTCGTGTTCCAGAATATCTCGATGTACGTGTTGAGCGTCTGGCCCAACCGGTTGAACATCTGCATTCCAAGCCCAAGCATATCTTAAGCAATGTAAGCTAAAACGGAACCTGAAGAACAGGCTACGCTAGTGAATAGACCATAAACAGCAGTACCAGCCAAGATCGTCTCGCTGGTGAGTGAGTCTCCATTTACTGCAGTAAGTGTAACGGTGGAATCCTGAAGGGCGTATACTACGCGGTATTCCTCGCCAGCAACGGGGCTGAAGCTAGAGGTGATCTTGCGGAATCCCTTTTGTCCGAAGGCCGCCAACTGGAAGTTGGGGGTCGATGTGATGTTTGAGTAAGACAATTTGAAAAGAGTAAATGGTTAAACGAAAGTCTTATCTGAGTACAAAGGTAGCTATTGATTCAATATGATGTCAACGATGTCTTCCTCTCCCTGAAGGTCTTCCTTCTTGAGTTCGGGACGCTCTCCCTTGCGCTGGGCGATAAGTTTGCTCTGGGCAACAGCTTGTTCTTTAATGCGTTGGTCCTTGCGGTTCTCCGCCTCCTGCTCAGCATTCTGACGTACGCCAGACTCGATCTGCTGCTCGGCAATACCGAAGCGACCCTGAAGTTCTGCGAGCTGCATCTTTAGGCTATACTCTACCTGAAGAAGCTGTGCCTTTGCCTCAGCCTCCAGCTGGATCTTCTGAGCTTCTAGTTGTGCCTTCATCTGCTCCTCCTGCATCTTAGACTGGGAAGTCACCTGAGCTACCTGAGCATTGGCCTGCGCTTGGAACTGAGAGTTCTGCTGGGCCTGCTCCTGACGCATCTTCATACGCTTCTTGCGGCGAACAATAAGCAAGCGTTCAGCTTGATCAACATCTTTAAGCTGACGGATAGCCATAGCATCCTCGATGTCCAGCTCACCAGCAGCAATAGATGCCTGAATGTTCTGCTCAAGGTACATACGGTCTACCTCATTCATATCGGTAACTACACGCACGCCGAAGTTGTACATAGGCAACTTGGCAAAGCTGGTCAACACAGCCATATTCTCACGGCCAATAGCCGTCTCGTACGCACGGTACAGAATAGACTTCGGAGGAAGGATCTGCAGACACTTAACGATGTCCTCACAAACGCGGCGATACAGCACCATCGAAGCATTCGTAATGTCGTACAGTGCGTTATTGGCTGCAGCGAGCTGCTGCTGGCGTACGCCCACAAGCTGCTCTCCCTTTGGGCTAGACCCGTCCATCACCTCGTTGATTCCCGTAGCATCACGGATCATACGCAGGGCGTGGTTGTAGATGGTGATCAGCTCGTTGATGTTGCGGATGGCATTATCAAGCGGGCGGATCGGAGGATTCTGGAAGCTGCCATCTGGGTTCTTTGAGCGGTAGTAGAATACACCAGTCTGCTCGTAGATGTCTTGAATGTCCAGAGGCTGGAGCTCTCCACCACGACCGAGCTGTACGTTCTCCAGTCCCTCGATGTCTACAATCAATCCATCAGGCTTGGCCTTAGCGATGGACTGCTGAAGCTTCAGGTGGGTGATCTGGATCTGGTCAGCAAATCCAATAACAGAACTTACCATTGACTTCGGGATCATCCGGCGGATGTTGGTAGCCACAACGCTGTAGCTCATCCGCGTGCGTGTTAGGTCGTGTACGTTCTTCGGGATGTTCTTCTTAACGCCATAGTCAAAGATGTACTCGGTGCCCAAGATAAACTTACCGCCGTAGAGCGTTTGGTTTTGCATATAGACAGCCTCACGGTCGTAGACGCTCTGCTGAGGGGCATTGTACTTGTGGCCCTTGTAGTAGAAACCTACGTTGCCAAAGCGAGACTCCTTCTTCTCGAAGATGATATTGTCAACACTGACGAACTCAAAGTCCATCACGTCGATCGTGTACTCGTCGTAGCCGTAGTAGTAGCGTTCCATACCCACGTCGTACTGTGAGTTCATAAAGCGGTTGGGGTCGTTACCGAATCGGTTCATCACTGTACGAGCCATATTCTCGTACTGAGCTTCGGTGAACTGGTCACCAGCAAGGCGCTTGAGCTCTGCGATGCTCATACGCTTGATGTGTCCTGCGTAGGTGATGTCGCTGAAGCTTGGGTCGTCGGTGAAGCTGTGGATGAAATATGCAGGATCTACATATTCCTCTACGATCCCGTAGTTAGGATCGTTGCTGCGCTTGACAACAGCCATACCGCAGGTAACGAGGTCCTCCACATTGCGGCGGAAGATGCGCTCGTCGAAGTCGTTCCAGCTGAGGGTGAGGTTCGTTCCGATCTGTGCAGCGATCTCAGCAGCTGTCTTGATGTTGGTCTCAAGGAAGATCTCCGCCTCCTCAGCAGTGTCTGGCAAAGCATCGGGGTCAACAGCAGTCTTAAGACCGCTGGCCTTAGCCTCTACAAGTACGTCCTTGTTTTCGATAAAGATCTTTACCTTGTTCTTCTCGATGTCCTTCTCGCTGCGGCTAAGTGGATCAATAGCCTCGAGGTTGGGGTAGAAGTTAGCAGAGAGGATCTTGTTTACTACAATCTTAACGAACTTAGGAACGATGGGCACCGGCGTCCAGTCGAGGTTCACCAGCGATCCATCACCGTTGTTGGGGTCCAGCGAGGTAAGGATCTGCTTATAGATAGAGGTGTCCTGCGTTCCGTTGGCGTAGTCTCGTGAGATCTCGAACTCTTTCCAGCGCTTGCTGTAGAGAGAGCCCTCCCACTGAGCGCTTCCCCACTGTCCGTAGATAGCCTTAGCATACTGAAGGCCATAGGCTTTGCTGACCTTAATGTCGTGTGATGCTAGCGGATCGGGAAACGTAGAGTCGTATCCGTCGCTTTTAACTGAGTATTGATCCATTTATCGCAGTTTATGCACAAAGGTACAAGTTATATCAGCGCGTAATTTCCTTGCCCTTACGGAAGAAAACCTTCTCGCTGAAGTTCGTTTTCTTCTCCTGTTTCACCTGCTTCTGTGCTGCAAGAAGTGCTAGTCCCGAGGAGATCGTCAAGTCAAACTTTGTTCGGTCATCGATTTTGAAGTTGATCCAGTCCTCCAGCGTTCTGTTGAAGTACATCCTCCCGAAGTTACCTGTCTCGTTGTGGATGCCTACGTGGTCGTGGATGTATGCCTCGATAGCCTGAGCGTGAGCCTGAATAACGTCTTGGCTGTTGGACGGGATACCTTTGGTCTTCACGCTTGTCTTAGCGGTAGAGGTGGCAAGGTGAGCAGGACGCTCCATCAAATACTCGTCGTAACCTCTTGATTCAAAGTATCTAGCAATACCATACTTGTTATTCTCTATCAGCACAGGATATCCGTAGAATACTGCAGCCATCAGCACATCCTCGTAGAAAATCTTTGCAAGTGGCGGACGACTAGCGTATTCCGCTACAAACATATTTGCTGGATGCTCCATCGAAAACTTATTGTAGATATGGCAAGCACCTTTTGATGCACGGTTGTCGACCGTAGCATCAAGGTCGTATGAGTCAACCCCCATAACTCCGAATGCAGCATTTGGAGCAACCAGCTTGTTGTTCTCTGTCTTTCGTTTGTTTCGAATATCAAGTGGCGCTAGCCAAGATACTCTCCACCTTCCATTGGGATCAGGAGCAAAGACAACCTCCGTATCCTGCTTGCCGTCCTTCCATTGGAAGTTACCGATGATAACAGGATTAGGATACAGCTCCTCGTTGTACTGGATCTGCTCGTAGATCTTCTGGATGTTAAACAGCGAAGATTTCGTTGAGTCTCGGAACGCCTCGTCCTCCGTGAATGGGAACTGGCGAATGATCTCGTTTAGTTCATAGCTGTTGTTCTGCTGGCCCTTGCGCTCGTTCTTTAGGAACGTCCTTGCACCAATAGAAGTGAACGTGCCGTCCTCGGTCATCACCGGCTCCGCTGGATCATCAATGATTGGCATACCGTACTGGTCAAAGAATCCTTCGAGCGCTTCGTAGGCTGGGATGAAGATCTTGTACAGGCCGCTCTTGGTACGTCCATTCTCGTTGCGGTCGTTAGGATCCGAGTCGTAGTACAAGTCTCGGAACTCACGGCCACCTTTGTCCAGCGGGTTCACCGTAGACCCGACCATCGCCTTTCCAATAACCCTACGTCCAACGAGCAAACAGGTTCTGTGGATACGCCACACCTCTCGTATGTCATTAGGATTCAGCCACTTACCAGCCTCATCAAGAAAAAGCATATGGGTCTTGCTACCGTCGTATGCGTTGTTGGTTGTGTTCTTCCAGTTGATGATGGTGTCAAGGGCTTCTCCTCGCTGAGAGGTCTTGTTCTTCTTGGTGATCCTTTTTGCTGGCTCACGGAACGCTAGCTCCATCCGCGGGTTAGTGGTACCGTCGATGATTGGCTTGAGGAAGAAGGGATAGCTCCTGAAGATAGGTACGATCTTAGATCCAAACACTGCTTCCTGAGCGTCCGTACCTGTCTTGCTCATAATCCCCAACAGCTTATCTGTCACCTGAGAGCCTTCGTCCACCAGTGTAGCCGCACTCATATTGGTATATCCAGAGCGTCGACACTTGGTGTATATCTGGCCAAGACACCGAGGATCAGCCTCGCACGCCGCAAAGTGTGTGAACAGCTTTCTCTGGAAGTCTAGATAGCCCGGATAGCCTATATCAATTTTGCTCCACTGAAGGAACATATAGTGGTGGCCCGTGATGTACGTAGGCTCACCCTTATTCATAAACCACAGACCTTCTCTCCTGCGGCGGAACTCCTCCTCGATGTATGGGTTCCATTTCTGTTGGAACTCGCGTGGCGCTTCGTACCAGTCGTCCATCGTCTGGATCTGGGACAGCTCCTTTGGCAATTCAAATCTTTGCCACTTTTGGTTCACTATTGGTAAACTTTTGAATAGGATATCGTCCGGCATCTCTGGCAACTGAATCAGAATAGACTCAATCTCAACGATGGGACCATCCGACCCATTGGGGCAGATGTTCACCACTTCCTTGCCGTCTATCATCTTCAGCCCAGCCATCAGAACTTGTTTAGATCCTTTACCTTGATGGAGTAGTTGTCTGTCTTAAAGACAAAGCCGTTGACATCAATGTCTCCCTTCTTGTAAAAGGTGGACCTGCTGTAGAAGTCTCCCTTAGATATGTAGCCAAGTATATAGGCAACGTCTTTCTTTTCAGAGACCCTAGCGAACACATAGTAGTCACACTTCTGTTTTGTGTTAAAAGCGGCAACGCTGCACAGATAGTCGTCCTTTGGAACGACGGTCGTCCTCTTTGTCTTCACGTCAATCTTCTTTCCAGAGACAATCATATCGTAGTCAAATGTGCTCTTGAAGTCAACGACTCTGTTCTTAGACTTAAGGTACTTCTCAAGGGCTACCTCACCAATGGCTCCGTATATGTTGCTCTTTCCTTCCATTACGGAATTATTCAAACACTCAAAGCTATAAAGCTTTTCAGCATTTTCTAAATCAACAGTTGTAATATCTACTACAATCATTTCTTTGCCATCCGCTCTGCGAATCCTCCCTTAAAGTCTTTCTCCTGTTCGAAGGCACCACCAGATTCCTCGAGGTCACCGATAAGCTGTTCTAGCTTCTGGCGCTCTACGATCAGCTCCTTGCACGCAAGGGCCGTATCCTTCAGCGCGCTAAGCTCCGCCTTGCGAGCAGAGCCAGTGAGTTCTGGATCGACGGGCTTCTTGAGCTCCTCGGTCATATTGTGGATGGCCTGCTCCATAGCCTCGATGAGGTTCTTGGCCGCCTGAGCTGTGGTGAACTTTACTCCTTTACGCATAGCAGGTGGTGGATTTGCATACGCCACAGCTTGCGTCCGTTGATGTCCATCTCGTAGTCAGCATCCTTGGCGAAGTGAACAACGTCACCAACAGCAAGACCTTCTGACTCGAGCCACTGGCTTCCGTAGACGATACGCCCCCAGCGCTTCTCTGGCTCCTTGAAGGTAACTAATTCGATAACATCGCTCTTTAGTTCGGGCTCTACATCTACAGGCTCCAAGAACACCCAGTCAGCTACAGCCAACAGCGTGCCGTCCGGCTTCTCGATTAGGTAGGCTTGGTTTCCCTGACCTCCAAACGGATCGTAGTTGACGCGGTAGATCTTCTCCTTTGGATCAACAACCTGATTGTCGTTAAGGGCTACGTGGTGGTGGTGAAACACATAGTCTCCAACCTCAAGTTCTGACTTGAACTTAGCAGGAACACCAACGACTTTAGCCTTCATCGTGCGATGCTGGAACTCGTTAAACTTGGTGTCTACGTAGATCTCGGTCTCTCCGACCTTCATTGTCTCGTTGACAGCCGACGGGATATGTACAAAGATGTGGTACAATGGATTCATATAAATTTAAATTAAAGTTGTAAGTCGGTTACAATTAGAAATTGCAATCGTACTCTATGATGACAGGCATCGACTCAATAGACTTCCACAGCATAATGCTGTTGTCTTTCTTGAGGTATATAAGGTAGCGGCGTTCTCCGTGGTTGTGGAGGTGTGATCCATCAAGGACAATGGAGTCTATTTCTCCTTCACCTGCCCGCTGCCCCACGTAGTACGCGAGGGCTTTAAGCGGATCAGTGCCCGCAATAATTTTACGAATGAGGTCCATTTCATTTTAATTTAGATTTATCCAGAAGTCTGGGTCCGACGTGTCGTCTCCTTCACTGTCTTCGTCATCCTCCGTGTATGATGCTGCAAGATACATCAGTAATGAATTCATTTCTTGCTGAGACTCTACGTCGATCGTTGAGATAGACTCAACTACGTTCTTGTTGTCCTGTTCGCCAGTGACAAGGCCAACAGTTCCAACCATCATAAAGTCATCGTAGAGGCCAAGGTCTTTGGCTTTCTCTGAGATTTCTTCAAAGCTGTTGCGCGCAAAGATGAACAGCTCTACTCGAGCTTCTTCTTTGGTCATTATACAATGTAGAAGTTACGTTCGGTAACAAGGAAGAAGTAGGTAGATCCCGTTGAGTTTGTAGCTGTAACGAGGATGCTGTTCCCACTAAGTGTTGCGCCTAGCGTAAGTGATGATGATGTAGACGCTCCGTTAGAAACGTGGATAGTATCAGTAACCGTCGCTGTTCCCGTAGATGGATTTACAACAACGTAGAGCGTTCCGATGCGGGTGCGATCACGAGAACTGTTGTATGCGAAGTACTCCATAATAAGCATCTTCTCCTCTCCGCTAAGATCGAAGTTAAACAGTGTAGCTCCTGTTGCTCCATTGGCTACAGATGACTTTCGGCTTCGGAAACTGGTTCCAGAGTCTGCCGCGGTTGGTGTAACGATAAGTTTGTCTCCACTGAAGGCCAAGATCTCAGCACCAGCGGTATCGTAGAAGTTAAGTTTAGAACTTCCACCGAGCGAACCTCCGTTATTATAGACAATGTTGTTGTCCGTTCCGGCGGTAACCGTTACGTTGGCTCCAATGTATTGAGTAAGATCTTCAAGAGTGATGTACTTGTAAACAGTAGCAGTAGCATCGTAGATAAGGAACGTGTCAGCAGTTGCAGCTGTTGACTCAGTAAGCTGAGAAAGCGTAGTCGGTGCGCTGATGGAGATTACGTTGCTTGCGATTGCAAGTGGTGCAGTAGGCGTAAGGCTAGCACCGCTGGTAAATGCAGCAGAGCCAAGAGTCCGCTTTACGATGTTATTGCTAGCGTCAAGAAACAACGCTGAAGTTTCCGTAGATCCAGTCGTAGGAGCCTCACTAAAAGCAAGCGTTCCGTTAACCTCAACCTTTACCGTCGACAGCTTAAGGGCAGTGTCATTACCAGCACCATCCTCGATCACCTTCGTGGTGGAGGTGGCTGATCCACTCTCTAGCTTCAGGAGAGAAGGATACGCATCTTTTACGCGCTGACCGCTAAGTGTTCCCATATTATTTACTTTTGCTACAAAGATACAATTTACTTCATTGGCTAAAAAATTCAAAAAGAAGGACGACCTCAAGTTCAGGGACTTCGCCTACCGCGACAATCGCGGTGACCTATCCTACAAGCACGTATGGCACGCCGATCGCTACATCAAGCAGCACTACGGACTCCAGCCTATGTATGTGCAGTTCCTTATCTATGCTTACGATCTGGAGTTCTTCACCATCGAATGGATGGCTAAACAGCTAAGTAAGTCCTACAACCAGACAAAGGACTGGCTGACGGTCAGGATGCGAAAGAAAGGATTGCTGTTTGACTACTTCTCTGCTGAGGACATCAACATCCACAAGGATACGTCTATGTGGTTTCGTCAGGAGAACAGGTGGAACTACCGCAAGCGCTATGCTTTGACTCAGGAAGGTAGGATGATTGCAGACAGGTGGAAGGCGATAGCCTCTGGAAAGGAGAAGATAGATCTAGACTACCACCCAACAGCTGAGAACTTTGAGATACCCGACAAGAAGGAAGGGCTTCCTATTGGAGGGAAGCTTAAGAAAAGAATAAGGGGGCACGAAAATACCCCCTTAGGAAAGAAGCTGATAGCTAAGGCTATCGAGAATGGGATTGATATAAGCGGAATTTTGCCTCCTTCGAAGCACCAGCGTGGGGAGTAAACTTACCGTCCTTGTCCGGCATCAGGTAGTAACGACCTTTCTCCATCATCCAGTGATGACCTTCTGGTGCGTCTACCATCTTATGTGTTTCTTTCTTCTTAGCTTTCATTGCTTAGTTTGTTTAGCAATTGGAAGTTCTTAACTCCAACAGCAATACGATCCTTGCTTACGCGCTTTACACCGTTGGTGTTTGCTACTCGCTTTTTTGCTGACTGTGCCATTGCTTTACGATGAAGCTTGTTAAGCTGTTGATGGAGTCGTGGAAGATCACACGATCGTAGATACCGTTGAAGTAGTCCAAGTAATGATCACGAGGGACTGCGGCCCACTGGTCCCGATAGGGACTGTAGTGGAACACGTAATCAATCAGTACCTCATTCCTCATCGTCTCCGTAGTAGCAGGCTTTGATCTTGTAGTGGGTAGGCATCATAGCTCCAGCCTTGACAGCAGCCTTGATCTGGGCAACAGCCTCCTCGAGGGTGGGAGCCTTGACCATAGCCATCTGTCCCATTTCCTCCATCTTACCTCCGTAGTTGTACTTCTTTGCTTTCATAGCTGTTTACTTTTTAGACAGTTTCTTTAATGTGATGGCAAGACGAGCACGCTGGCCAAGCTTTCCTTTCTCCTTGGCGGCCTCCTTGAGCTTAGCCATAGGGATCTTCTTGTCCATAGCAACGCCAAGCTGCTTGTGGAGCGTTCCGGGCTTATGCTTAGCAAGTGCCTTCTGGATCCACTTCTTCTCCATCTTACTTATTCTTAAGCATCTTGAAGTCAATAGAAGAAATCTTTCCGTCCTTGTTGGCGTCAAGCTTTACCTGACCACCCTTCAAGTACTTCATCATTCCTCCCTTAGAGTACTTCTTCATCATACCACCTTTACCGTAGTATCCGTCTACGTTCATCTTACCACCACCCATCATCTTCTTGACGGGCTTCTTGGCTACCATCAGACCTTTTGACTTGAGCTCACGATCGAATGCAGGAACAGCATCGGGATCAGAAGCCATCAGCTCCTTACGCATCTCGTTGAGGTTCTCGATCTCACGAGCACGAGCAGCAGCGTTGAACTTATCGTCAGCCGTCATAGGCATCTTCTTCTTAGGATCCGGAACGATTGGCATCTTGCCACCTTTCTGGTAAACAGTCATCTTAGCT